CCCCACCCATAAAGTACGCATATTATCCTAGAGCTGCAATTTCTCCTGTATTCTTAAGTCTTAATGGAATGTAAATAAATTCAATTGCTTTGACTGGCTCAATTGCAATGTCTAAGTATAACTCATTCCTGTCAATTCTAGCAGGAGTATTGTTTGACTCGTCACATACAACTAAGAAGTCATACAATGCTCTAAGGCCTACTAATTCAATTAACAGCTGATCAGCAGCTGATTTAATCTGATCACGTGTGATCTTATCATTTGGTTCAAACAAGTATGGTCTTGCTAGTAGTTCTAATTGTCCACGTAAGTAAACAACTAAACGTGCTACGTTTACTCTATCTAGTGCAGAAGCATTTCTTGCACGAGTTTTTTGTCCAAATACAACTAATCCTGCACCACTTATAAATGTGATTGGGTTAATTTGATTTGTATATAGTGTATCGCGCTGTCCTGTATTCAATGCAATTCCTACAAATTCTCCTTCGCTATTTACATAACCAGAACTTGTAGCATTTGTAACACCACCGCGTCTTGTACCTGCAGGTGCAAACCAGGGGAATGCAACTTGATCGTTTAACACAAGAGTACGTAGTGCCATATGACTTGGAGGAACAACTACATTGTTACCGAAGTTATCACTTGAGAAGCCCCATGGGTAATACATTCCTAGATATTCATCTTTTGAAACTGCACCAATATCATTGTCTTCTAAAGCGCCTCTAACGTTTGATGCCCATTCATTAAGTGAAGTTGCATCTGGTGTTAGTCTTGCTGGTGTGTCACCTACAACAAACGCTGTTAGTCTGCGATCATAGTTTAGAGTGATCATTTCACCAATTAGTTCTGGATAACCAGGGCAAGCAATTAAGTTAAACTGACGTGATTCTTCGTCACGTATGTCTTGGTTACTATTTACTAATGATTGTAGAGCTTGTATAACTGATTTACGCTGTGCAAAACGTCCAAATGTACCTGAACCATCTTCGTTGTTACCTGAATCAGTAACCCAACGATGTGGATAGTAATCTGCCATTGGCTGGTCAATTACATCATCTGGATCAGCACTGTTAGGATCGTCAACTTCATAACGACCGTTTGATCCATCTACATCAATGTAATTACGCTCAAAACGCTTAACATTAAATCCGCTTCTACGTGTGTTCCATAACATCATACCTTTTGGATATAGTGCTGGATCTGGAGCATCTGGATCTAGGTAATCATTTACTAGTAACTCGTCAATATCACCTGCTTCGTATGGTCCTTCTGTAGAACCTCCTGTTGTACTCCAACGTGCATCTGCAAATAAGATACCGTTTTCAGTAGTTTGATCTGTTTTGTCAACCAATACAAACTCTTCAGTAGTACCGTTATAACGATATACTAGTGGAAAGTTTTCAAGATCTGCTGTTGAAATCCAAATATCTCCATCAACTAAAGGAGTAGTATCTGATTGTTCTGTTGGCTGTGATGCACTTACAATTGGACCTGCTGGGTCTGTATCAGCATAATCGTCATTGTAATTTTGGTATCCAACCCATGTAGTTCCATTGTTAATCATAATATCAACTTCGTCTACTGTAGAATTATACCAACGCTGTCCTGATGTTGTTAATGCTAGTGGCTCTGTATTAGAAGCACTATAAGTTAATGGCTTCCAGTTTGATGCAACAAAATCATGTGTTGAATCGCCTGTAGCATTATCATATAAGTTTGCAGTTGCAGTTGCTGAATTGCTACCATCTGCTAGTAATGGTGAAAAGCCCATTGTTGTAAGCAATCCGTCTGTATCTGCAATACGGAAATCGCCGCCAATTTTGTGTTCAATTACTACTTTGTTTGAAGCATTTACATACGATACTACATTTGCAAATCCTGCTGCGTTAATTGCACCTGCAATTGTGTCTGCATCGGCAGTAGTGCCACCTGCAATAGTTACGCTAATAGTTTTGTTTGTTCTAGTTGCACTATTTACAGTTGTTTCAGCAATGTCAAAATCATAAGTACCAGCAACTAATTGTGTTTCAATTTTTGCTGATGCAATTGAAGTAGCATCATTTGAAACTCTATAATGAATTTTAAAATCTGCAATTGTAGGAGTTTCTTCTTCTACGTTTGCTTTGATATACAAATCACCTGCAAGTAAATTTGCGCCGCCGCCGGCTTTGTCTAGATTAAACAGTGCTGCTTCGTTGCTTGTATACATCGGAGCACTAACATTGTTCCAAAGTTGAGTTGCATCACTATACTGCTTAATTCTCCAGTTTGCGCCGCCATTTGGTGTAGTTGTTTTAATCCACAAACTACCAGTTGGTGCAGGAACTGTATCTACAGCTTTGTATTCAGGAACACTTGTGTGAGGTGCAATAGTTAATCTTGGAATACTATATGTGCCATTTTGTATACCTGTACCACCGTTATCTGAACCAGCTAGCCCTGTTAAAGAACCTTGTCCGCCATTAATAACAATTAAACCGTCTGCTGTAGTTCCGCCTGTGCCTTCAGTTGAAATAGCTGTAGAATCACCATAAATTTCAAGAACACCGTCTACTGCTGCTGCACTTACACCTGTTATACCTGCTGTGTTAATATTTCCTGCTAGAGCTGAAATAGTTGTGCCTGCTAGTGTTACAGGTGTACCATTAATAACTATTTCGTCGCCATTTGTAAGAGTTGGATTTCTTACGGTACCTTTTACAGTTGCATGACTAGCTGCCCACTTATCGCTACCAACTTCTACCCATTCGCCTGCACTTACGCCTGTAGCATTTCCTGAAGCTTTATAAAACAAACGATTCATGTCTGATGTTACATCGATTGCATATTCGCCTACAGATCCTACTGCTGCTTTTGGTACATCGTTGCTAAGATCAGTTGCTTCTGTGATTACTCTAATAGTTGTAGCACTAAATGACTGTCCATTAGTAGTAGTTGCAGATTCACCGTTCCATTCTAAAATACCAAATGCAGTATTAGCTGTATCAAACCAATACGCACCGTCTGCTGGTTCGCCTCCAGGTGCAGTTGAACTTGCAGTTAGTTCAGATAAGTCAACATCTGCTCTAACAACATATGCTCTGTTTGTTACACCTAAAAGTGAGTATGCTGTGTTTAGCCCATATTCATTTAGTTCGCCTGCGTGAATCATGTTTCCGTTGTTATCAGATTCAAATACTGCGTCTCCGAATAAGTCTCCTAATTCTCTTTGACTTGTTACTAAATATGCTTTACCTGCATTCTCAGGTAAAGTGCCTTGAGCAACTCCGCTACCAGATGCCTTTGTTTTGTTTGCAGTTGTTGCAACAAATATAATAGGGACTGTAGCAGCCGCTCCTGGTGTGTAGAATGATTCGTCAATTACATTGACTTCTACGCCTGGTGATACTAATGCCATTTTCTTATTCTCCTATTGGATAGTGTTCTCTACAAGTATTTACCAATAATATTGAAAATCATGCCGCATATAGCTTCAAAAAAGGGACGAAAAAGGTGAGGTAAATACAATATGAGACCATTATGCAAGTGCGGACAGCGTCCTGCCGCTATAAACTATAAAAAAAATGGTAAAACATACTACCGCAAACTATGTGAGGTTTGTTTAAAGTATGGTTTAAATCATGGCATTCCTAAATGGAAGCAAAGAGGATATGAAAAGAAAAACGTTTGTGAAAAATGTGGATTTAGATCTAGCCATGAAGAACAATTTAATGTGTTTCATATTGACGGCGATTTAAATAATTGTCGGCCAAACAATTTAAAAACTATATGTGCTAACTGTCAGCGAATAATTCAAAAGGACGGGGTGCGTTGGCGACAAGGTGACCTACGCCCTGATTTCTAAAAATAGTACGAATTAATACATCAACGTTTTTTTCTAGTCTTTTTAGATCGCCGTTGTTGTCAATAGTGTAATCACACATCCATTGTTCAATACTCATTGAACTAGGATCTTCTGTAGGTAAATGATCTGTACGATCTACCCAAATAGCATAGTCAAAGATTTCTTCGTTTTGCATTGCAAAGAATTCTCGCTTGTTGCGCAAGCCGCAATAGATATTGTTTTGTGCAAACAAGTTACGCCCAAGACGTGCTAGATCATCTTTACAATAATCATGAATCATATTGTACCATTCAGTACGATGATTGTGTCGGTCTGCATAACATTCTTCTTCATCTGCATAACCGTACTTGTCTTTTAAATCGTTGAATATAAAAAGTTCTGAACAGAACTTAGAACTAGATTGAAATGTGTAGCCGTATTTTACTAATAATTCACAAACAGTGTCTTTGCCGTGTCTGCCATGTCCAACTACAAGTAGTTTAGGTAACATATAGAACTCCTATTATTTCTATATATTATAGCAGATTAAAAAAGTTTGTCAAC